ATAGCCGGCAAGCCGAGCTTTTCACGGCGCCACTTCGCCTTTTCACCGTTCTCGCCACCGAACTCAGTTAACCACTGCTGCGCTTCGAGGGCTTTTTTACGGTTTCCTGCTTCTGCTGCTCCTTGCCCTGGGCGATGCTGGCCGCTTCACCGAGAATGCGCCAGTACAGGTCAGGGTTCTGTTTGAGCAGTGCCGAACCATGCTCCGGCGTATATTCGATGGCAACTTCTTTGCCGTCAATCAGCTCGCCGACACCTTCCCAGCCTTTCAGCAGGTAGCGGGCGCAGTTGTCGATCAGCAGATCATCAACAGAATCAATTTCGCCAATGCTCGCGAGGTCAAAATCTTTGGTTCCGACCGAATAGCTGGCATCCATCTTATCGATGTGACGACGAACCAGCGCGTTGCGGGAGCGATATTGCGGATTTTCGCTGCTAGCCACCAGCAAGCGCAGCCCTTCTTTCGGCGAGAACCAGCGTTCGCCATCAAGATCAATACGAGGGGAAATAATGAGCATGAGAACCTCTGCATGAAAAAAGCCCAACCAGCCATGCAGATCTGGCCGGGCAAGGGAAATTATGGAGCAGTGACGGTGATTGCCGACGTAGCCGTGAACGTGCGGACTTTGGCAGTGATGGTCGCTGCGCCAGCTGCCAGCCGCGATACCGACGCTGTTTTTTGCCCGGTAGACGCGACTGTTGCAATTGACGGGTCCGAAGATTCCCATTCAACGACGTCAGTGGAGCCCGCAGGCGTAAGAGTGGCTGTCAGTGTCACTGACGCACCAATAGCACCAGACGACGTTGCGGGCAGCACGCTGATGGCCGTTGCCGGAACGGTAGCTGCGCGCGTAATCGTTGGAGACTGATCAGCGGCAGTAATGTCGAGTTGCACCTGGATGATGTCAGTGTTGCCGCCGTCAGGCCAGTCACCGGCGATCTGTACCTCCGGGAAATTGAATGAATACGTGCCTTCGTCGTTCACCAGATCGAAGCTGAACGGCACGGTAGCCCCGGAGAACTGCTTCTGATACACCTCCCACGCCGCTTTCGACCATGACAGCGTAATAGAGCCTGATGGCGTGAATGTGGTTGGGATGTTGGCCCCGGCAAATGCCGAGCCAGTCCCGATACAGCGCTGGGTTTGCAGGTTGTTATCAAACTGGATACTGAAAGTATCGATACAGAATCCCGAGCCACCAGCCACGCCGTTCAGCATGATATTGGAAACCTCTTTGAACCCGTAACGAAGCTCCCCTGCGTTATCCACTGGTGTAGGGAAATAGTTTGTATCGTCAGCTTTAGTTTCCCAGCCAAGCCCTGCAAAGGTCACCGTAGCGGTGATGTCGCCATCGTTTGGCACCTCGATTTGCAAAGTGCCCACCTGGCAGCCGCGGGCGATCGACGCAATACCGATATCACTGTCATATGAAGCGACAGAGAATGCGATGCGATCGTTGCCCATAGTGAGGATGTTGCTCACCCACTCTGCACCGAAACACGAAGCCAGGAAGTCATCATGCTGCCCCCAGCGAAACTTGGTAGCCACATCACCGCCGACATCTACCGTGCCCCGAGACAGGCCCTGCGCCATACGGGTGCCGCCGATCTCGTCGTTGTCACTGGTGTTTTGGGTTGGACCCAGCCCGAAGGATGAGCGCTTCAACAGACTCCAGTCGCCGGTAGTCGGCGTCGTGCCTGGTACTGTTTCACGGATAAACGCCGTGACGCGTTTTGCGCCTGAACTCACAGGAGCCTCCTATCTTTTGTGCGCTACAGAGCGCGGTAAGGGATTTGAATATTCATTTGCGCCCATCCGTCAGTCTCGCCAGCATCAACAGCGGACACCGCGAAATAACTGAGCCGTCCGTCATCCTGAAACTCGAAAAGCTCGCGGAGTTTGTCAGCTGTTTGTGTGATGAGAAGCGAACCAGACCCGGCTGGCACAAATATCTGAATGATGATCAGGCCCGTCCGATGAACCACTGGTCCGTTACCAATCTCGTTCGCGCCCGCGGCGCCAGGGATATTGGTCAGCCGCGCCCAAATGGACTTCCCGGACGGGTCATACGTTTTGTCGTTGGGGTATCGCACATCATTTTTGGCAATAGCGATCTGCGCCGTCATACGCGTGATGACAGCGTTTCTGATTTCTGTAAGGGTCATTTGTTGGCCTGAGCTACACCGTTAAATGAGACAGCATAAACGCCAGTGGCCGCCTGTTTTGAGTGACCATTCTCTAACGCCACGGAGTAAGGGAGGTTTGACTGGATGTAAATCACTGAATAGGCCGGAGCCTGGTCAATGATGCCTGTTCCGTTGAGTAGCGTTTCCGCTCCGCTCGGATCCGGCTCGGTTGGTACCGAGTAATTTGGACCGCCAATGCTGACAAAATGAGATGCACGGAATGTACCCGCTCGATACCCTGCTGGCCGTCGGATATCCATGCCGTCATTAACCCGAACGTTCTTTTTGAGGCGACCGGTTTTTGTCAGGTTCGCGGGGTCGGCATAGAGGGACTCGTTCCACTCGCCAACAGCTTTGTTGTACTGAACGGCGGTTGCATTGATGGCCCAAAGCTCAGGGTTACCGACCGGCGATCGCTGAACGATTTCATTCAGCAGCTGAATAGCGATCGTTCGCTGGCGCAGTTTGACATCTTCGGCCACCAGCCCGGCAAACGCCGCCGGGTCGATACTCCAACCCTTAGCCATATCACGCCCTCCGTAACTGGATGGAGTACGTTGCCTGCGCCGGGTCGGTTCCTGCGGTGATCACCTTGTAACGCTGCGGCTCGCCTGTAACGAGGTCTGGCGCGGTGATGATATGGTCGACCTTCGGCTTATCCGTTACCTCGTTCACGAGAGCGGTTAGTTTCAGGTCACCATGCAGGATATTCACACCATCGATGCGGTTTAGTTTGTACCGCGACAGCACACCGCGACCGGAATAAGTGATGGTTTCGCTTGTCGATTCTTCGGTAACCGGGTCGATGTCGCCTTCAATCACGTATGAACCGGTGAATGCCTTCACCGCGTCAGCGAGTTCATCGTCAGCATCGAACGCGGCGGCAAGCTCGCTTTGCAGTTCGTCACGAATTCCCATGGTTAATCCCTCACCCTGATAGATTGAACCTCGCCACCAGAGTAAATATCCAGAGAACACGCAAACGAAACAGCCTCATGCGCGCTTTTACCGAGAAGCATTGCAGACTTTGCAAAATCGCGACCCGTCCCAGCTGCCCAGGGTATTGGGGCTAGTGTCGGAACAAGGCGTCTGCTGTACTCAATCGGCACGCCATCCTCCGGGACAAAAAGCGAGATAAAGCTCTCCAGTTCCGGCTTTTGAGACTGGTCGCGCCCACCATTGAACCATTCGACAGCTAAAATCCAGTCGGCGCAGTCTCCTGCGGTTAACAGCAACCCACCTTTAACCTGGTGAATTTTGTTCGCATGTCCATAAACAACACTGTCGCTAGTTATCAGGCTGTCAGCCGCAACATATTTTCCGTCAAAGGCAATCGTAGTCATATCACCCCCGCACCAGTCGTATTTGCGATGTGCTAACGCCGTATGGCTTCAATATGGCGAGCGCCAGCTGCAGGTTGGAATCAAGCAGCGTTGTGCTGTTGGCCGAGAGTTCGGCGAACGTTTTCGAAACGCTGACGCCGTCGGCATCAACTGATTTACTGAGAAGCGATCCGGAGTCGGTCTTCCTCTGATACAGCCCACCATTTGCTGCGGCCAGTGCCGCGTATGCACCGGCCAACTTCACATCATCGGGAATGATGACTTCATGGGTGACTTTATCGCATGGCAATGACAGGCTCAGGCCGTTCAGCCAGACGTTAGCCATCAGGACGGACTTTGATTTGTTGGCATCGTCCGTCCAGCTATCACCCAGCAGAGAATCAACATCCTCAACCGTTATGAACGTGATCATGGTTATTCCTTAACGGACCAGCCGTGCGCCTTCCAGTTTTCGACTTCATCCGGATGCACATCGGCTTCGGTTGGCGCGCCGGGGAACGATTCAAAAGCCATTACCATTGCAACCAGAGTGACCTCCTGCTGCTCCTGCTGCTCCTGCTGCTCCTGCTGCTCAGGATTATTTTGCGATCCCTGCTTAGCAGCAAGTTTTTCAGCTGCTCGTTGTGCGCGTTGTTCTCTGGTCAACCCGGCCATAAACCCTCCGATGAATCAAGAAAGGGGCCGAAGCCCCTCATCATTTACCCGGCAATGATGACCGAGTGTGCTGGCTTAATGGACGCTACGCCCCACGCCAGACCGACTTCATAGCGAACCTGGCGGTACTGACGGTACAGAGCTACCTGGAAGGTGATGCCGCTCACCGGATCGGTAACGTTCATCACGTCATCTGCGGTATCGCCACCCTGCGGCATTGCCGGGGTGCGAGAGGCCAGCAGGAACGCATTGCGGTCAAACGCCATGTTAGCGGTGTAAGCGGCGGCAACGGTGATAGCTGTATTATCGGCCAGCGCCTGACGCAAACCCGGTGCCGCCAGGGTAATGGTGGATGCCGTTGCAGCTGCGACCACGTAGGAGTTGTCATCGCCAGTGAACTTTACGACTTTCCCCTGCGCAATGCCGCCAGTACCGGTATCCATCGCGATGATAATGTCGCCGACAGCTTTTTCGCCGTTCACCAGATATCCGGTGCCGGCACCCGCCGCGACAGTTTTTACGCCTGCAGAGTTATGGATATTGAAGCCTTCCAGGCGACCCAGAATACCTTCGCGCAAGAGTTGCTCGGTACCGGATTCGTTCACTTTGAACAGCACCGATTGCTTACCGCGAAGGTTGGCGATCGCGGAAGAACCCAGAACCATCTGCAGGTCTGTAGTTGGCGCGCCGTTGTCTTCCAAAACTTTACGTGCCTGCGCCGCGTCGGAAAGGTCTTCTTTAACGCCAAAGGGAGTTACACCCGGCGTGCCCACCATGCGAGATGACCCGTAATAAAGCGCACCGAGGTCAGAATCGACTTCGTTCGACAGCGCGCGGAATGCCTGCTTGAACTGATCTGCGAGGATGGTGTTGTAGGTGCCAGCCGGGCCAAGCGCCAGTTGTTCTTCGCCATTCCATTTGACCGGAGCCATTTTGGATTTGGTGATTTTTACGTCGACGTGACCGATGTTCTGATCACCAGTGTTTGGTGCGGTTGGGCCTGGGACGATGTCCTCAGTTACCGCAACCGGCGCAACAGGGGCGCTAACGGTCTGGTCTTTTGCGGCCGCATCTGCTTTCGTGTTCTTCGCCACCGCAGGGATAAAACCTACCTGCTCACGCGAAACCACGTCCAGGGCGGTATAGATAGTCGGGATCAACCCAGTGAGGGTGTTAGACATATGAAGTTCCTTAACGAATGAAATGAGGGATTGATTGATGAGCTATCCAGCCCTGGCGCCAGCCCCCATCCGAAGGCTGGCAAAAGTGATTTAATCGACGATGGTGATGCCGTCTTTCAGCGCTGCGCCCTTCGCTGTAATGTCCAACGAATCAAATGCATCACGTTTCATTGTTTTCTGTCCTGCGCCGTGCTGCGTCTGGCGCGAACCGCCGCCGTTGTTGCCGCTGGCTTTGAGAATGTGATCTTTCTGAGGGTACTGCTCGACGAGGAACTCAAGCGCCTCATCGAATGACGCCAGGTCGCCTGGTTTCGAGCGGGAATAAATTTTGTTGCCAGTGCCGTCATAGGCGACAACTTTGCCGTCTTCGACTTTAAACGATTGACCAAAGCGGGCCTGAAGCATGTCGGACGGGATAGTGATTTTGTCGGAGATGTACTTCGAACCGGAAAAATTACCGCCAATCATCGCGTCATAAAGTTGACCTTCAAGGGTCTTTCCGCGTTTGTCAGCTTCATCCAGTTTCGCCTGGAATGACGCTGTAATTTCAGCTTTGACCTGGTCCACCGCACCAGCGTCGATCAGCTTCTTTTGGTCGATTTTGGTCATCATCTCGAGTGCTTCAAGCGCCTTCGTCGGGTCGCTGATACCGGAGAATTTAGCAAGGTCTGCTAAAGCCGCTTCTTTCGCTTCACGATGCGTCTTTGCCTCGCCATTCAGCCGCGAAATGTTTTGCAGAGTACCCGGCGCGTCAAAGCCGATCTCTTTACCATCATCGTGAACAAATACCGGCAGCCCGTTCGAATCGACTTCCGCGTAGTGTTTACCATTAACTTCAACTGTTTTCAGTTTCATGCCGTTACCTTTAGTTGGTCATCCGACCGTTGCGCCACTCACCATCCGGATTGCGGCCATAAAAAAAGGTCACCGAAGTGACCCCCTAGTTGATTCCCGCGTCTTTAAACGCCTGTTCATCCCGCTCTCGAAGCTGATCCAGTGTCAGCCACTCTCCCCTGTCGGTGTAGAATTCATCCATAGACATACCGCCATCACGAATCAGTCGCGCTCGCTGAACGCCGACGATCTGCGTTTGCCTGCTGAATGACTGCCGGGAAAACCACTCCTGATAATTGGTGTCCGCCGGAACCTGCCCGTCCATGCTGGCGCGGGAGGAGCCGGGAATGTCACGAACGTCGATCCCCAGTTCTTCAGCAGACTTTAGAATGAACGTTTCGGTCGAACGACAGCAAAAATGAATTTTCCCCGGGCCTTGCAGGTAAGGAACCTTGTGGCCTATTGGCTTGTTATCGAGCGTATACTTCAGCCGGTCACGCACGCGACACATAGGCGTGGTTCGGGTATCCAGAGTAGAGAGCCATTGCTTGCCTTTAATGATGTCATCATTCGCTGTAGCAAAGCTGTTGCGAGCCGTTGCCGCGACATGGCTAACAGCAGTTTTCGTAATACTTGCGGCGTTGGAGCGGCTTAGTTGCAGAGCGCCATCCTGGTACTTCTGATTTGCGTGACCGCGGACTTTTCGCGCTATTTGCTCCTGAGTATCACCCAGAAGAAATCCCTGCCTAACCGTATTGGTTATGCGTGCTAGCCGATCTGCTTCGAGACTGGACGCCCATTCACTGAGTAACCGGCCCTGAAATGGCTGAGACGTCGCCGCTGCGTAAACAGCGTCAGTGGAGATGCCAATCAGTGGGTGCAGTTCGAGCACGGAATCAGGAATGACATGCCCAAACAGTTCCATCTGATACGCAACCTCATGCTGAGCAAGTTGCAGCAACTCCTCTGACAAACTGATACGCATAGCCTCAATCGCTGAATGATTGACCTGCCTGACACTGGCAAGCAACGCTTCCAGCCTGGTGACAGTAAAGCTGTTCGTATCCAGCGAATCCATCGCCACCAGCAGTCTCGCTGTAAGCTCTGCATCGCTCTCATTGAGCAGCTTGACCATCTTATTGGCCACACCATTCCCGTACCGGGCTACCCAGATGGCATGCGCAATACTCTCATCGCGAAGGTTTTCATTTGCAGTTGCCATTATTTATTGCCTGTTAACGTCACTGGCTGATTATTCAACTCGTCGATCACGTCCTCTGGCTTCGCATCAGGATCGATAAATTTGAGAGCCTGCAACGCGCGTACGGCATCAATCTGGCGAATATCGCCGCTACCACGAAGCGCCTGAACCGTCTGCGCTGCCGCCGAATCATACGTTTGTGACGAGACGTCAAGCTCGGTGCGAACATCAACATTGCCGCCATCAGGAAGCCCAAGCCACTCAGCCATAATTTGCAGAATGTTATCGAGCGTATCCTCGAGCGAATTCGCCATGGTGTAGAGCGGCGAATTCTCCTGCATGTGTTCTTCATGGGTCTGGTCGTCTGACTTCGTTGAGGTGTTCTCATCGCGCAGTAGCTTGGCTCCGGCCTGGCGCATCTGGTTTTCGAGGTCATCAAGTGAGGTCTTACCCGAACCGATTGCAGACCCGGTGTGCTCCGTGTACTCCAGCCCCTGCTTCGAACGGTCTGAGAACTGGGTCGCGACCGAAGAACCGATCGTTAGCTCTTGCCCGTCAGCTAGGCCAAAAACTGACAGAAGCGGAACGCGAGCCACATGAAGAATGTTGTCCTGCTCGCTCTGGCTCTGCCAGTGCTTGATATTAAGTAGTGCCAGATTAAGCAGTGGTGGCGATCCGCGCATGAAACCTGTCCGCTTGGTGTAGAGCGTGACCAGCGGGATATCATTCCGGCTCGTTTTCCACTCTTCATGGATCTGCCAGACAGACTCGCCGTTATCCCCTTTGTTGCGACGGTAGATTTCAACCTTTCGCGGCATGATGTGGCGAATTTGCTCTACTTTCGTCTGCCCGTAGTCATCACCATCAATGACGATTACTTCTTTAACGCGTAAGTCGGTCAGAATGACTTTCCCGCCCCGCACCTCAGACTTCCAGCCAATGACCTGTCGCGGGTTAAGCATCGTTACGTATGGACGACTGCCAACGGCTTGCTCGTCAGCACGAGTCTTGACCGAATCAGGATCCGTGCGCGGATAATCAACCAATGCGTGCGCAAGACCATACTGGAAGGCAAGCGAGAAGAATTGCTGCGCCCACACATCGAGTCGATCACCCTCCATATCGATGTTTCCAGTCAACTCGATAATCTTTTCCGGGGTCTCTTCGCTAAGCTGAGTTGGCTCAGCAAATACGCGCCCGATATTTTGTTTGATGGCCTCTTCGTAAGCGGGGAGAAGCGTTGCCACCGCCAGGCGTTGCTCATAGGCTTCCTTGTCTTCTTTGGGCCACTTCGGCATGTAGAGTTTGTTCTGGCGGCGCATCTCAAGCGTGCCGCCCATCAATGCATCGTTGATGTCCCATGCCTCAACCATGTCGTTGTAGTCGAGGTTGGGAGTTGAAATATCAGGCATGGTTTACATCCGAAGTTGAGTGATTTTGCCGACTTTCTTCGGCGGCGAATGCAAGACGGCGTAGCGCGTGCCATCCCAGTCGTGATCTTCCTGTTGGGTATCGACGTCATCAGGGTTTTTGCTGTCCCGGACAAGCACGGGTATGCGACTTATCCACCCGCGGCAATATTCGAAGACATAGAAAGCTGGCTTCTCTGGCATTCCAGTTTCCAGCTTTTTACCCTCAACGACCGCTTCAAGCATGTCAGCAAACAGGGCTGCGCCGTTCACTCGCGATCCCGGTTTCTTATTGGATGGCACCCACTCAACGCCCTGCGATTCCATCTTCTGGGCAATGGATAATTCATCATCGCCAGTGTTGTAGATCGCACCATCAGCTGGCCCGGGAGTAACTTTCTTGCAGATGCCGGGCATGATATTCAACTGCCCCTGCGTGACCCCATCGAGCTTTATCTCATTGGGCTCGTCCACTTCCTCCCCCACCAGCCGCTTATCAACCCACGCCACGCCCTTAGCGACGTTAGTCGAGGACATGTTCAGGCCTTTGTTGAGCTCGTCCGGCGGACAGCCGTACCACTCGCCAATCAGGATCAGCGAACCGGCAGGCGGACAGAACTGGCGACCGTCAGGCAGCTCTGCGGCGGTACCGTCGGCACGCGCCCACCAGAGGTTGGAGAACGGCTTCGATTCGCCCCAGTCATGGGAGCGGTCAACCGTCCAACTGTCGGGAATGCGGAATGGCTTGATGACGTGAATGCGAGCATCCCAAAGATGGTCAAATCGCCCACCGCTGGTAACGTCCCAGGAGCCTTCTACCCATGCAGCCCTGCGGTTTGGATCTTTGATAGCCATCAGGGTCGCGATGTACTGCGGATCCAGATACGGGTTCTCTTTGAACGAGCCGTGAATTGCAACGCGGGTGAGCGTCACATCTTCTTCGCGCTCGGTCTGCGGGTTAAACACCTTTTGTGTTTCGCGAATGATGGTGCCGCGTGGTGCAGGTTCAATGAAGCGCTTCTTCACCCAAGTGTGGCCGATGCCAAACGGGTTAGTCGTGCTGAACGTCTCCAGGGGGATCGGCTTCAACAGGCTGCCGTTCGCCAGCGGGTAGTTCTCTGGCCGGAACGATGAGCGCCGGCAGGAGAACATCATTTCGTAAAATTCGGCAGACTGCTGCTTTGTCAGCTCGTTGAATCCGATGAACGGGAACTCCTGGCCGTGATAGTCCCAGTAATCGCTCTCTTCTTTGCCGAAGCGGAACAGCAGCTCTTCGCCAGTAGGCCAGACCCATCGCAACTCACTGGCCGAAGCCAGATAGCGAGCCCCGTCATTGAACAGGCGATACATGCGCTTTGACTGGGTGATGATGTCGGTGAGGTTTTTATACTCGGTATCGAAAATCACGCCACGCCAGAACGAGCCATAACCCAGGCCAACCAGGCGACGAAAGCGCGCCAGCTGCGCGGCAGTTTTACCCGGCCCGCGCGTACCCTCGTAGAGGATTTCGTTACAAGGGCAACTCAGGGAGAGCGATTGCGATCCCGGCAAAGGTTTCCAGACGGCTTTGTAATTCATCCACCCAATACCTCGCCTTGCTGTTTCTGCGCTGCCTTTTCCCAGTCGTCCACGTTATCGCAAGACGGGACGGGCATAACGTTATGGGTAGCGATGACGCTCTGTTCTACCTTCTGCTTGTTGGTGTAAACGTCACCAACCTCTTTAGCCGCTTGCTCAAGCAACTGCGCCGTCATGCCCATGTTTTTCATGCTTTCGGCGGTCGTGGACATTCGCTGCAGAACGCGCAGGCGATAGGCCTTATTGGCGATCGGAATATCGGAAATTTCATTAAGGAAGCGGTCGCGGGTCGCGTTGAACATGTCGACCCACTTTTTCGCCAGTGTCTTGCCGCTGGCCTTCGTTGGGTCATGGGACTCAGCCTGCTGGCGGGTTATTTTTATGCCAAATTCTTTTTGGACAGCCTCCACCACCTGCGACGGGGTGTCAAAGCATGCAAGCATTTGAATGATGAAGGCTTTCACTTCTGATTTTAGTGCAGCCATTCCTCACCATCCGTCTAATACAGTCCAATATTTAAGCCAGTTTCAGCAGGCACGTCCCGCATGCTCTGGCGACATCAATGTGGGCGACCTCCGCTGGTCCGCTGGCAGCATCAATCAATTCCTGCACATCGCGGCTCGCGCCGTAGCGGCGAACCACGCCAATAAATTCTTCGACGTCGTGGCCGCGCAGGCAGAGCTTCGGCTTGCCCGTATCACGGTAGAACGCCGGTGCGCCGAAATCGTCGGTCTTTTGGGCTATGTGGTAGAGCTCGTGCTCGATGAGCGCGCAGAATTCGAGGTCAGAGCATTGCAGGCAGAAATCAGCTGCGAGGGTGATGATGTAGTCCGGCTGGTGACCGAACCACTCATGCATCTGCTGTTCCATGCGAGCCTTTTGCCAGCCACCGGCGCGCATCATGACCTCTTCGCACTGGCCTAGCACGGTGCGCCCCTTTTTGGCGAAGGCGCTGGACGCCCACATAAACGCGATATCTGCATCAGTGAGGTGAAAGTGGTCGGGGTTATGCAGGTGTCCTGAGTCTGAGATAATTTGCTCTTGCACCCACTCGTAAACACCTTCAGCGGGTATCAGGCGTATATGTGTGGCGATCTCATTAACAAAGGATCGGTCTGGAATAGGCCTACTTTCTCCTTTCATGGTCGCCCTCTAGTTTGCAACTTAGAATTACCAACAAAGCACAAAAAAACAGAATAAAATGCACTTTTAATGACGTAAATCATTGAATATTTGATTATTAATTGCCTTTTAGGATTAATCTCCCATATAGCTATTGCGCTACTGTTGGCGTCATTTTGGGAAAGTTGTAAATGACTGGTAAAACAATTGATTTAGAATTTGAAGGGTGCTGGCGTGAAGCTTATAAGGCAGGTGTACCAGCAAGGTCAGGGATTTACTGTGTGTACTCCTGCACACCAAGTACAGTAAATGGGAAAACCACGCTAACACTTCATAAGTTGATCTATATCGGTGAGTCTTCTAATGTCCGTGCCAGGCTGGCATCGCATAACAAGCTTGCTGACTGGAGTAAACATCTGGAAGATGGTCAGGTGCTTTGTTATACCGTCGCAACTGTTGTTGGTGAAGACGAAAGATTTCGCGCGGAAGCAGCGCTAATTAATAAATTCACGCCCCCAGAAAATACTGAGTACGTTGGAAATTTTCCTTTTAACAAAACAACAGTCAATTGCACCGGGGTTATTACTTACTTGCTCTCAACCTTAACGGTTGAATAACAACAGCCTAAAATGGCTGGCTAGGAAATAGCAGCCATTTACCGCAGGCACTGCTCGCGCACATACGCCTGCAGGCCTGTCAGTTGTTTGGTGACGGTGGCGATTCCGTCTCTGAGACGCCAATAATTGAGTTCAGCATCTGCTGTAAGTCGAGGGCTTGAGCCATCAGCCATGCTGGAGGTTCCGGCCTCTCCGTTCGCGGTGCAGGTGGCGGCGATTTGCAGCCGACGTTTACCAGCGACAACATCAGCACGAAGCCTGTCAATTTCAGCTTTGGCATCTGCCAGCTCTCCGGTGTATTTGGCATCCAGCGCGGCAACGTCACGCTGGCGCATCTGCATGTCGGTGATGGTCTCGTTAGCCAGCGTCAGCGCACTGGCCGCTTTGTCACGCTGGTCTTTGTAGGTGATGGCGTTGTCGCGGTAGTGGCCCACCAGCCAGGCCAGACAGACAATGACGCAGATGATGACAGAGCAGATGATTACGGTTAAACGGCTCATCGCTCATCCCTTACGGATTGCTGAACTTTACCTACCAGCTGCGTATGAGAGGCGACCTCAGAAATTCCAATACCGCTTATGCCGATGTATTCCTGTCCGGTATGCTTGTCCTGTATCAGATACACGCCGCGCCAGTTGTCGTAAGCCAGGGTGTCTCGAAACTCCGACATCTTCGTCACCTTGATGCGTTCTGCATCTGAAGAAAGCTGAGAAGAAACAGCCATCGTCGATTTAGCTGGCTCAGGGGCATTATCACAGGCTGAAAGAAGAAAAAGCGCTACCAGTATTAACACTCTCATTTTTGGCTCCAGGTGCAGACCTCGTATTCAACGTCGCGGCGATTCATCAGCCCTTTCCACTTCTTGCCACCCGCGTACACCCAGCGCTTTAACTCAGCACAAGCGCCGCCGTAGTCTTTGGCGTTGAGTTTTTTCAGTAGCGTGGAGTTGATGGTGGCGGTAGCGCCGACGTTATAGGCAAACGAGTAGATAGCAGCCCGTTGAGTTTCACTAACCGGCACCCGGATATGCGGATCGACCTGTCGGGCAATTCTGGTCAGATCGGTGCTGGTCAGTGCGTCACACTCTTTATCGGTGTAGCGCTTGCCGGGGAGAATATCGGAACCGGTATGGCCATCGCAGACTGTGAGAACGCCAACTACATCGCGATAAGCAACATACTCCCTGCCCTCCAGTGCATCCTTACCAGACAGCATAACCGTGGCAATGCCGATAGCGCCGCCGCCCAATGCAGCAACGATTTTATTTCTCAGAGCTGGTGACAAAGCCATTAAGCCGATCCTCTCGCTCTTTGCGACGGTAATACCAGTTCACCGCGCAAGTGATGATTGTGCAGGCGATGCCGATGATGATGGCCCAGTCGCTCAGGCTTAATCCCGCTAATTTGTCTGCAATCATCCAGACGCTCGTCTTAGTGGTTTCGGCATATGCCTTTGCTGATACACCGCAGCCCGTCAGTGCGGTCCCGGTGCCGTATGAAAGCCTGCTGTATATCGTGCTCATTCTGGTCATAGCCTCACCTCCGATTGTTCGGATGGCGCTGTGTGAGTAGGAAAGGGTCAGGCTCTCGGGCTGCATTTAACAACGAAGCCATCTGATGTTGATTCCCGGAGCCTGATAATGAAAAACCCGCTCAAGGCGGGTTGAATTTGGCGGGCTCTGCGCAAGCGCCCGTCGGATTGGGTTATGAGCCGTCCGTTCGGTGAGCCCTATATACGAAAAAGCCTCGCTGATGCGAGGCTTTGTTGTTGCTTACGATTTTGCAATACGGCGATGTGACAGGGGTACTGGTGCAATGCACCTCGCGAATACCCCTGTCGTATCGCCGGAAAGCAAAAAACCCGCCGGAGCGAGGTTTTCGAATTTGTCAGATTGTGGCCTGCCAGTGCTGTTATCATGTCGTAGCTCTGCCAAGCATGAATACATTAAACACTTTGCTGGCCCGTTTTCAATATTTAATCCACAAAATAGCACGATTAATCAAAAAACCTGTTACATCTGCTCAGCCAGTAGCTTACGCGATGACAGAAAAACCTTCGCTCTGAAAATCTCCAGACACCATCTGACACGTTTTCTAGCTTCACTGTCGGTCAACCAGGGAGCGATCTTCTGTAATTCACGAGTGATGTCTGAAATCTTTTTTCGTGTCGTGTAGAACTGAACGCCAACCAAATAGACCGGGTCGTTTGCGTCCAGCGCCAGCAAAACACTTTGCTCCACAAAATCAATGTCGTCATGACGTAGAGCCTGTTCTATTACGCTCAAGGTTTCTTTCGGCCAGAGAATGACCTGCGCGCGCTTCATAATGTGCTGCCCTTTGAACCCCTCACTGCGAGCCTGATCAAGCGCGGCCGTAAAGCGTTCGAGCGCTTTATCCGACCAACGGCTGCCTCTAAGTCCATTCCAGCAACTATGGCTTCTTGGCATTTTGGGGGCCATACCTCCCCTTACCTCCTCTCCCCAGATTGTAAGCAGCGACTTTATCCAACCAGACTGGGAGGATGTCAGGGGGGTGAATTTACCCAGGTAAGTTTTCCGTGGAGCTGTAGCAATAGTTCCCAACCCTGCAATTTGTTCTCTGCGTTGACGTGGGGTCATTTGATGCTCTCCTGCGGTTGGGTTTTATTTGTATGACGCATTACTGGCGGCAGTTTTGCCCGCGCAACGCTTTCGGCCTGGTACCGGTTGAAGTCGTGGAAGGTCACGCGGCCTCCTGCTTTTTCAGGTCGCGGAGTTTCGCCCGGTATTCATCCCGGATCCGCATATAGTCATCGCGTGTCCATTTCGGTAGCGCATGCGGCCCCATCAGATCGTCAAAGCGTGCCTGGCCGATTTTGGCAATCAGCGCCGGGCGGTACGCAATGAGATTCCCGGAGAGGTGGTTATTGCAGACTGAACACTGCTTGTGGCAGTTATCCTCATCAAAACGCAACTCAGGGTTGGCACCGGTCGTACGGAAGTGGCCAGCATGGTACTGGCCTTCGTGGTGGCGGTCGCAACTGATGCATGGCAGATACCGATCCCGGTACCGGATAAACTCATTGAATGCGTGCTGGGCCTGCTTGATGAAATAGCTGAGCGGTTTTACTGCCTGCCGGCGTTCGGCCTGACGCTTGCGGTCCTCCTTCTCTTTCTGCTGCTTTTGCTTTTTAGCCTTCATCTGGGCTGAAGCCTTTGCAGCATCGTTCGCGGCTTTGCCGTGGGTGCTGGCGCATTCAAACGAGCAGACGAACTGACCGTCACGGGTAGGATGAAACCATTCCCGGCATACGGTGCATTTACGGCGTGGTTTACGCATCACGCCTCCTGCTTATCGCGCAGCTGCTGGAACTCGCAGCCGTAAGGAATGGTCAGGGCCAATCCGAACTGAGCGCACCAGGCTTCTACCTTGCAGAGGAAGTCGTGCATTTCTCCGGTATCCAGATCGGACGTGTGACGAGGTTCCCAGGTGGTTTCTTTGGCACCGGTGATGAAATCGGTGTAGGTAACTTCAATGCTGCCGAGGTAGGTCTTCTTCAGGTTGCGCTTAACCCAAGCAGGCGTCGCGTCGGTGCGTCCGGACTGGATGAGGTATTCGCTGATTTCGGCATACCACATGTGGCTGAGCGCGTTCTGCGGCAAGCTGCGCTTCTCGCGCCAGGGTTTCAGGATAAGGCGATAGCACTGTCCATCATTCAGAAA